ACGGGCTAGGGCGACAGGCTAAAAGTGCTGCGGCTCCGTTTGATCAAATATCAAAAGAACTAAAAGAAGTTCAAAGAACGTCGGTTAATAGCATTGCAAACCTTCGGGGTTACAGAAACGCTTGGCGCGATATTACGCAGCAAGTCGAGATCGGCAGTGCTGCATTCAAAGAGGCCACGGCTGAGGCGGCAAGGCTTGACAAACAACTGCAAAAAGCGGAAGGCAGGAAAGGCCCAGGGAGGGGAGGAAGGCTAAGGGCTGCTGCTCAAGTTGCGGGAACAGTTGCAGGCGCTGGGGTCTTTGGTGGCCCTGAAGGAGCAGCAGGCGCGTTGCTTGGTTCTATTGCAGGGCCAGGTGGTGCGATTGTTGGTGGCGCTATTGGCGCTCAGGTCGGGCAATTTAGGCAAGCTTTAGGCGCAAGTGCTGAGTATGCAGCGAGCATTGCAAAACTTAGAATTGCATTAAAAGGCGTAACAACAAGCCAAACTGATTACAACAATGCTCTTGATTTTGTTCAACAAGCAACTACAAAGTTTGCGATTCCGCAGGAAATTGTTACTCGTCAATTTACAAAATTACAAGCATCTGTGCAAGGTGCAGGCGGAAATCTTGAAGACACAAAAACTGCGTTTAATGGCATTGTTGCTTCCGTCAGAGCGACAGGCGGTTCTTTGCAAGACATTGATTCTGCTCTAACAGCAACCGCGCAAGTCTTCTCTAAGGGTAAGGTTAGTGCTGAAGAACTGAGACAACAAATCGGAGAAAGGCTTCCTGGAGCTTTTACTTTATTTGCTAAGTCATTAGGGAAAACACCGCAAGAGCTAGACAAAGCCCTTGAAAAAGGAGAAGTTAGCCTACAAGACTTCCAAACTTTTGCAGAAGAAATATTTAAAAAGTACGGAAAAACCGCAGAAATTATTGCTTCTTCGCCAGAAGCTGCAGGAGATCGTTTGGCGGTTGCGTTGTCAAATATGAACGAATCTGTAGGCCGCTTATTGCAACCAATTGGGACAGCGTTCCAAGAAGTTTTTACAGTAATACTTGAACAAATTACTGCTGCTGCTGACGCTTTAGATAACTTTTTGGGTATTAGCGCAGAGGCAAGAATTGAGGTTTTAAACGCAAAAATTCAAGACAGCAACCAACAGTTGCTTGATTTAAACAGCGAAATTCGCGAGGCACAAAGGGTTAGGCCAGAAGCAGATTTGCTTGGAGGAGCCGCTGCTCAGGGTGGGGGGATAGCAGGGTTGCTCGCTGAAAGAGAACGAATAGTCAATGAACGAAATTTGGCCTCTGCTGAGCTAGATAGGGCAAATGCGCTTAAAAGAATAAAAGGTGAAATTGAACAGTCAAGGCCTGGGGGCGGATTACCTGGAATTGTTCTTGACGGCACGGACCCAAGCGGTTCACAGGCCAAGATAAGAGACACAAGTGATGAGGTGCTTCGTCTTACTCTAGAGATGAATGCTGCCAGCGAGACTCGTCAGTTAGTGCTTGCAGAACAACTTAGGCTTCAAATAGACATTCAAAGAATAACTGAACAATTTAACGCTGGCGAAATAACCTTTAACAGAGCGCAAGAGTTGTCCTCACATGCAATTGAAAAAAGCAGAAAAAGAGGGCTAAAGCTTAGAGAAGACGAAAAGAAAGCAATGAGCGACCTTACAAAAGGTCAAAAAGAATTTAAAAAAGAGCTTACTGAAACAGAAAAACTAGCTGAAAAAATAAAAGACACTTTTGCAAATCAATTGACAAGTGCAATTGAGGGTCTAATTGATGGCACTAAAACGTTAGGAGAGTCTTTGTCAGGCGTTTTGAAGCAGATGGCAAGCATGTTCTTACGGGCTGGTATTGGCAATTTTGCTGGCGCTGATGGCAAAGGCGGGACCGGATTGTTAGGCCTTTTTGCTGATGGCGGTGTTATGGCTAAAAACAAAATTGTTCCCTTTGCCTCTGGCGGAGTCGTAAACAAGCCAACCATCTTCCCGATGGCAAATGGCATGGGCCTAATGGGTGAGGCTGGCCCTGAAGCGATCATGCCTTTGCGTCGTGGGGCCAACGGTAAGCTCGGCGTTGAATCATCTGGTGGCGCAAGTAACGTAGTGGTCAACGTTGACGCTTCTGGTTCTTCTGTTGAGGGTGACGGTCCAAACGCCTCGCAACTTGGCAAGGCGATTGGCGCTGCTGTCCAAGCTGAGCTAATCAAGCAAAAACGACCTGGAGGCTTGTTGACCCGCTAATGGCTACCTTCCCAGACATTGCCCCTGATTATGGTGCTCAAAAAAACAGCGCACCTGTCACCCGCAAGGTGCAGTTTGGTGATGGCTACGAGCAACGACTAACGTTCGGCCTGAATCAAAATCCAAAGAGTTGGCGATTAACTTTTCAAAACATCACAGAAACAGAATCTGACACGATTGAAACGTTTTTAGATGCTCGGGCCGATGACAACGCATCATTTGATTGGCAACCGCCTGGATCGTCTGTTGCTTACAAATGGATTTGTGAAACTTGGTCGAAGTCGATCCCGTACGCTAACCGAGCTACGATACAAGCAACATTCCGCCAAGTCTTTGAGCCGTAATGACTGTCACGACTAGATCGAGCAAGGGCAGCCCGCTCACCCATACCGAGGTTGACACTAACTTCACAGACTTGCGTGATAGTTGCGGCTATATAGCAACCGGCCAAGGTGGAACGGTTACTCAAGCAACGTCTAAAAGCACAGCGGTAACGCTAAGCAAGAAGTGCGGTCAGATCACAATGAACGGTGCGGCATTGGCTGCAAACACAACTGTTTCATTTACGTTGACCAACACAACGGTGGCAGTGACTGACGTAATTGTTCTAAATCACGTGAGTGGTGGAACGGCTGGTTCTTATTTACTAAACGCACAGCCTGCCGCTGGATCGGCAAGCATTAACGTCCGAAACATCACGAGTGGATCATTAAGCGAAGTAATTGTGATTGGGTTTGCAGTGGTGAAAGCCACTACTAGCTGAGCATGTCTTACGTCGTAACTGGATATTGGAACTCCGGTTACACCGACACGGAGTCCAGTGATGGCATCACCAGTGAGCTGCAAGGCATTTCGCCAACAGCAGTTATCGAGCTGTTTCAGCTTGAGCTGGACTCAGTGCAGCATGGAGTCGATACAACTTATTACTTCAGCGGCTTAAACCAAGGTGGCCTTCAGGCCATAACGTTTGGCGGGCAGCTTTACACAGCAATCCCGCTTGAAGCTGATGGTTTTAGCTACTCCGGGCAAGGCAGTTTGCCGCGTCCAACTTTACGGCTAAGCAATCTGTTTAGCACCATTACGGGTCTGATTGCTACGTTGCCAAATGGATTAGAAGGCGCAAAAGTTACGCGCATTCGTACGTTAGCCCGCTACATAGATTCCATAAATTTTCCGCCAACTCCGGCTTATTTGTTGGCAGAAGACGGCAGTTTTATCTTGGCAGAAGACGATACGTTTATTCAAACAGATTTTAATGGAACAAATCCGTTTGGTACTCCAGACAGCACCGCTATTTTTCCCAAAGAAATTTACTACGTTGATCGCAAGTCAGCAGAAAATCGCGCTTTAATTGAGTTTGAACTTGCGTCTGCCTTTGATCTTGCCGGTGTACGCGCACCAAAACGTCAGTGCATCAGCCGTTGCCAATGGGTCTACAAGTCAGTTGAATGTGGCTACGACCCAACAGTTGGCCCTGGCAAGGTTGTTGATGGTGTGACGTTTACGCGATTCACTGCCAATGATGTTGGTACGGCTGCAGACAGTGAAGACGTTTGCGGCAAGCGGCAAAGCAGTTGCGAGTGCAGGTTTGGTGAAAATAAAGAGCTACCCTTTGGAGGGTATCCAGGTATCGGGACGTTCTTCGCATGACATGGCGCGATACTGCGTTACAGGACGCAAAAGACCGTTATCCATGGGAGGCTGTCGGCCTTGTTGTCGTTGTTAAAGGGCGCAGAAAGTATTGGATGTGCCGGAATATGGCGCACAACATGGAAGACATGTTTGTGCTTAATCCCGAGGATTATGCAGCCGCTGACGATAAAGGAGAGATTATTGGCATTGTCCATAGCCATCCAAAGACTTCACCGGCAGCAAGTGAGGCCGACAAGGTTTCAGCAGAAAAACACGGTTTGCCTTGGTACATCGTCAACCCACAAACCGAAACCTGGGATGAATACGTTCCATGTGGATATAAGGCTCCGTTGATTGGCCGTAAGTGGACGTGGGCGATTAATGACTGCTGGACGTTAGCGCGTGATTGGTACGCCGAAGAAGGAATCAACTTGCGTGATTGGGACAGGCCAGCAACGCCAAAGCAGTTTATGGAATCACCAATGTTCAACGATGCTTGGGCTGCGACAGGGTTTCGTGAGTTGACTGAAGATGAGTCTTTGACGAAGGGCGATCTGTTGTTGATGCAGATCAATGGCAATGGCCTGAATCATTGTGCGGTTTACATCGGTGATGGCATGGTGCTGCATCACTTGTCAGAACGGCTGTCTTCTAGGGATTTGTATGGAGGATGGCTACAATCCTGTACAGGGAAGCGGTTGCGTCATGTTGCGTAAAGTCCGGCTATATGGGGAGCTTGCCAAGGTTGTCGGGCGTCGTGTTTTAGAGGCTGAACTGTCTTCAGCCGCAGAAGCAGTGCGAATGCTGATTGCTAATTTCCCGCAGTTGGAACGGCACATGGCTGATCGCCATTACAAAGTGCTTGTTGGTGATGGTGCGTTAACGCTGGACGACTTGCATTATCCAGTGGGCCAAGAAGAAATCAAGATCGTGCCTGTGATTGTTGGTGCGGGTGGTGGTATTGGGAAAACAATTCTGGGAATCGCTTTAATTACAGCTGCTGTTGTGCTTGCTCCTGCATCTGGTGGTACATCAGTAGGATTTTTGGGCGCGACTGGGACAGGTTTTCTTACTGCAACCGCATCTGTCGCATTAGGCAATATTGGCGTAGCATTGGCCTTGTCAGGTGTCGCTCAGCTAATTTCACCAACGCCTAAGGTAGCCCAAGGCCCAGACACCCAGCAAGACCCGCGCAAATCATTTTCATTTTCAGGCATACAAAACACCAGTCGCGGTGGAACGCCAGTGCCGATTGTGTACGGTAAAACGTTGACCGGTAGTGTCGTCGTTTCAGCTGGTATCGACACTGAGCAGGTGCAGGCATGACTACGATCATTGGCGCAGGTGGCGGTGGTGGCAAAGGTGGTGGTGGCAGTAGGACGCCAAAGACAACACCTGACAGCCTTGATTCGCGCCAGTACGCAACAGTCGTTGATTTGATTTCTGAAGGTGAGATTGAAGGTTTAGTTGATGGCAATAAATCAATATTTTTAAATGACACTGCCTTGGAAAGTGCCACT